CATTTAAGTAAGGAGAGAAGTATGGTTCGTACATATTTAGGAGATATCCCCAACCCACATGTAAGAGACTTTCAACGAAAGCGATTATATGACGCAGAAGTAACCTGTACATTTTGGGACAATATTAATATTCTTACGTTAGATGAGATTGATTCTTTTATCACTGATATTGCTATATGGGCTAATATTAAAAAGCCCGATATATTAGTGCAAGGACACGAAGATATATCCACTGCCTACGCAACTCCAACCGAAATTGTTCTACCATTTCCACTAGCCCAAAGCATACCATTCATATGTCACGAAATGTCGCATGTGATTAACTATCAACTAGGCCCCGCTGATCATCATGGGTCAAACTTTGCTAAGGTCTACCTAGAGGTGGTAAACACATTTATAGGGAAGGAGGCTTATGACGAACTCAAGACGGCATTTGACCATCTGCGGGTACGCTATGAGGAGGTGATCTTAGTCTAGGGTATGGTAGGTGATTAATTATTGCCTACCATATTCCCTATACAAAAAAGCACCCAGTTAGGGAGGAAGGCTTTGAGAACCTTAAAGCTAACCGGGCACTTTAAAATTGAAGTGGGGCAGTCATCCCACGACAACTAACTAAGGATAAGTCTTCGATATAATACACTCGGTTAAACTACTTGTCAAGACACTATTTGGGGGAAAAATACATTAAGTTTTAGTATAATATAGTAATACCAATTAAGGATGAAGGCATGATTAGTGAACTTATGCGTATATTTTTAGCTATTTGTAGCAGTTGTGACAAACTTAATATGGAAGATGTTGTAAAAGTGGTTGACCCTGATGAAAAAATCTCTACGGTTAGCTGTAATTCCTGTGGAAATAAGAATAGTGTTCTCATGTTTACGTTAACCGTACCTGAGAACTACAAAAGGAAGGAGAAGACAGACTCAAAAGATGGGCAAGTGGACTCACCGGGATCGGAAACTGGAGAAAAGAAGTCTGACTAAAGACTATCAAAAACCTTTTAAAAAACGATCTAAGTCTGTAAAAGAAAATTACAGAGAAGCTATAAAAACTAAATATTCCTAAAGGAGAGCTAATGGACGGGCACTTTGAATTTGAAGCATCGGATGAATATTTACCAGACATCGTAGATAAAACCTTATCGCTTACGAGGAATGAATTACTATTCATTGATGATAGTTTATCCATGCTTGTAGAAAAAGATTTAGGGGATTCAGCTTTAGGAACGGTACGACCTTTAGCACACACAGCAGGAATACCGGCTCCCATTGAACTGTTGGAAAAGATTGGGAAGGGGATATTGTTTACAGTTGATCCCAAAAATAAAGGCTTAGAGGCTAAAATACCTGTATCTGATACTGATTTATATATGTTACGGGAAGTAGCTCTAAGTTATTTGAAGTTTGGGAAAGAGAATGTGGGCTTTAGGATTAAAATTAAAATCTACGAGCAATTATTTGCTAAAGATTATGCACGGGATCAAATTGCTGACACATTATTAGCGCAAGTAGATACAGCAACTAAAGTGTTAGATAATGATTCAATTTAAGGCTAGGCGATATTCTACGCCTTCCTTAACTCCTTCATATGATTCTATAGACCCTCTATGGGATATAACTATTACAGAAAATAAAGACTTTACGTGGCGAATAGCTCATAAAGTAACGAAAACTAGACGGCACGCTTATTCAGAACCTGACTATGTATCAATGATGCATAGGATACATCTTATAACACAGCACTTTCCAGTTTGGGTCCAGGTGTGATATTATTTTAATTGTATAATCTCACAAGATATACTGGACAAGGTACACCGCCCTCGTGGAAGTGATGGAATCCTTGCCATGTAGCTAAGGTCTAAAAGCTACGCATAGTCAGGCAGGGCGTTCGACTGTTCGTCAACTTTTCCATCCCTGCCTGATTCTGCATATAAGGAGAATATAAAATGCCATTACAATGGTACTTACAAGATATTGTGAATTACAAAGAACTATGTTGGATGGATAACCCTAACGAGGATCATTCCCCGGAGGAAGCGTATATGCTTAACCCAGTTACGGAAGCTATTATTCAACTGTGCGGTTTAGCAGGCGTTTCTAAATTAACCGCTAAGAACTATAAGGAAGTAGCTAAACGGTTTGCGGAACTAGAAGTGTTAGGGATAACATATGAGCTTCCCACTAATCCAAGGGAAGGGGAACTAGAACAACATATAGGTTTATCGGTTACAGCTGAGATTTTGGATAATAAAAAATGGGGGAATCAAATTAGAAGTATTGTTAGGCAACAAGCTCAAGGATTGATAGACAATTCAAAAACTAGAGTATAATAAAATATGCTTTACTATAACATGAAAGATTTTGATGATATGGCAACTCTTGCACGAGAGGTTCAACAATTTTTTCCGAACGAACCTGATTTAGCGATGGAACATTTTCAAGAGACATATTCACATTTAATTTCTATGTTAATTGTAGGGATGAGCTGGAATTATTTGGAAGCGGAAAGGTTACTTAAAAATGGGCTTACTTCGTTAAATGATCCATTTGCTAACACAAGAAAATGGAGACCACAAGATATGTTAAATAATCAACATAAGTTAAGGAATTAAAGGATCGGTATGAAGAATTATAGAGTAGGAATACCAGGGCTAGACGGGATACGTTTAGGAATGGCGTTCAATAATAGGTTGAATGATGCGTCTTTATTAGCTAAAGCAAGAGAGACATATAAAGAGGATGATGATATTGGGGCAATATTTGCAGACAAACAAACCTTATTAAATGCTATTATTAATGCTATAGGTCCGTCCGGGAAAATGAGTGTTCAGGAATGGGCAAGCATCGGGAAAGCATTAGGGATATACACCGACAAAATATAAGAAAGAGAGGAAGCGGTATGACAACTAAAGAATGTTTACTAGGCGATAAGACGTGTGGGGAAGTAATCATCAGTAGTTGCTGTGGTGCTTCTGAGCATGCCTGGTTTCCGCTAATGTGTTCAGACTGTGGGGACTTTACTGATTTTCTTTGTGCAGTATGTAAGGAAGTATCGTACTGCATAGATGACTAGGCTATTTTGACTTATCCACACACCTCTTGTAAACTAGCCTCAATTTTGGAAATTGGGAGCCTATCTTTATGGGATTAAACAGAGAAACACAGCATATCATTGATTTTATTACAGCCAGTCAATGCAACTACCCACTAGAAGATCAACTACCTATTATTAAAGAGTTATATCAAACTGCTATTGATAACTACACGTTTTCCAAGGAATTGGAATGGTACTTCACCACTTCTATAACTAACAGAACTTTGTTATATAACATTAAGTATACTCGTAAAAACGAGTTGCTTTCAAAAGTTAATTGGACTTGGGTAGCGAGATATTATATACATTTATTTAAAGACGATAAGGATTTACACTATAGCCAAGTCTTATCAAGTTATCATCATCAAAAATATTTAAAAGACCCTGTTATTCACGAGTCAGGAAGATACGAATTTGAGAGGCGAGAATTTGCGAAAAAAGATTACATAATATCTTTAAAGGCTCCAGAAAAAATTGGGGAACGGAAATGGTGATAGATTTTATACCAAAAGTGTATTGGATAGTTGATTGTAAGTTTTTTAAAGTCTGGCATCCAGAATTTGGCTCAGACATTATATATAAGTGTTGGACTGTAATAGAGAAGTCCATATAAGGAGAAGGGATGGTTAAGAAACGATATAGAATATGGATTGAAAGGCGAACAGAACATTGCCTTGAAGTATCCGGGGATGACCTAACCCCAGCGCAAGCTAGGGATATAGTCTATGAATCTCAGGAAAGAGGATCTCAATGCAGTAAACATTCTAAATTTGAGAAAGGGAATTGTAATAGTTTTATTGAGATTAGCGATACGGAATTATACGAAAATCGTCAATGGAAGGTTTTATAGTTGACTTTTGATTAAACTTTGATATTATAAGGAAGGTTCATTAGCTTCATGGTGAACCTCCTAGTTGGGTAAGGGTTTTTTGATATCCCTTACCAAAACCCCTCAAGACGTGTTTATCTTGAGGGGTTTTTATTACCTATTGACATTCATGTATCTTATGGTAAAGTTATTGTAATCAATTTATTCAATAGGAGGTAACAGTTATGGTTCAGATCAAAAAGATTAAACAGTCAGAAGCAATGAATATGATTTCAAACTCTAAGGGTCGATATTTATCCGTTAAGTTTAACAAACGCTCTACCGGGGAGCCGAGAACGATATCAGGTAGAATTGGTGTTAAGAAGAATGTTAAAGGCGTAGGGTTAAGTTATAACTTGAAAGAGAAGGGTTTGTGGACTATTTGGGATAATCAAGATCGTGTCCATAAAAGTATCCCACAAGAAATTGTAGAGTTGAAAATCAATAAAGAACACTTCATAGTTGAAGTAAAGGAGGTTACGAATGCTTAATCAACATCCAGGGTTTATACAGATGCGAGAAGTATTTAGACTAAAGTATATACATCATAGAAACGCTTCAAATAAATCTGTAGAAGACTTAGCGAAAGAACAGGCGTTTAAAAGTGTGTTGGACTACATGGATCAAAACCCAGTGTATGTACCAAACACATTTACCAAAGCAGAAGATTTTTTACGAACTAATAGGAGCTAAAAGTAAATGAGTAACTTACAACTAGAACGAAGACAAATAATGCTCAAATATCTGATGGACCAGGTTGATAACAGATGTACGGATGATTATGACCCATCTACCGCAATGCAAGCTATGAATGAATATGCGTACTTAGCGGCATTATCAGATCAAGAGTTAGAGAAACTATATGTAAAAAGTAAAGGAGGATATAATGACTAACAGTATCACTATTAAAGATTGGCAAGAGGAAGCTAGAATATCTCAACATAAGTTGGAGCTAATAAAATCTGTGGCGTATATTAAAATACGTTCGTTAGCATCATACCTATATGAAATATTCCCAGATTTGGAACCGCATTATAAAGGACTATTTTCCGATGAATACCTACATCCATACTTAAACCAAATCAGTTTACAAATGATGTTGGAACAGGGCGTAGACCTTTTACACGATGTTAAGGTAACAGCACCACCAAGTAGCATTGATGAGATAGGTGTGAATTGGGGTGCGGATTATGTAGCGTGTAGATTATCAGAACCTTTTTTGGAAGCGTTCAACCAAGAATTTGTTAATGACTACCATAAAATATTTGTAGAGTTTTTTGGTGGAGATTTATCCGAAGAAGATGAAAGCTTTTTGAAAGCGAACTACCAGTACGATAATCTGATAGATGCGTATTTCGGAATCCCGGACTGTCAGTGCTGTGAGGATGGGTGTAGTAACCCAGACAATTGCGAGCATTCAAGCGATGAGAATTCATTACCTAAACACTATAAAGAATTAAGGGATAGTAACCCAGAAGGAGAAATATAATTATGGCAGAAAAACAATTTACGGAAAACCCTAAAGCTCAGTATAGACACGGTAGAGAATGGAGCAATGTTCAACAGAAAGCACAACTAGGGATTAGATCACAAGTAGTAGCTTTGAAACATGCTGATCCAACTCGTACATTGCAAAGTATTGGGGATGAGTTAGGTGTTAGTAGAGAACGTATTAGACAAATAATCAAAGCAGAAGGTTTGAATAAAAAGTATCCTGTAAAAGAATATAGAGCCAAACGTGCAAATTTATTTAACTCCTGTAGTGAATGTGGGGTAGATATCATAACATCTGATTACACAGGTAGGAGACGTGCTTTATGTACGTCCTGTCGCAAGCTAGCTGACTATAATGCGATATATACTACAGTTGAGTGTCCGCAATGTTCCACAACATGGGATATGAGGTCAAAAGAACTTCAAACTAGACTAAGGCTAAAACTAGAATACAACAAAATAAGTAGTGGGGCATTAGCAAAAAATGTCCCACCAGCATACCAACCGTTTTGTTCTCGTAAATGTACAGCACTATATTATGGGTTTCAGGGAAGACCGAGTAAGCTAACTCCTGAAATTGCCATACTATGCGACCAACTACTGAAAGCTGGAAAGAGTTTAGGAAATGTCTCACATGAGATCCAAAAAACTTTTGGTGTACGTATTGGTAGAACAACAATATCATCTTGGAAACAACGTGGAATGCTTACTTCACAGATTAATGTACTACCTAACACTTATGACGTTTCTAGTGGTGAGCAACGTACTGTTGACATACTATAAATAGCGTGTATACTTAATAGAAATAGTTTATGGAGGTAGGCATGAAACTAACCAAACAGATCAAGGTAAGTAGAAAGAAAGCGTGGCGGTTAAAGGTGGCGTTGGAAAACGGAATGTTTGATATGTTCCAGCAATGCCCAAAATGCAACAGCCACAACATATCTGATTATATGGATGAGGATGTGTATAAAGTAAAGAGAATAAATCAGAAGCCACACTGGCATTATGTATGTTTTGATTGTGGAACTGATGAGACAATCTATTACTGTACAACGTGTTGCGAATACTACGATCAAAAGAATGTCAGATTACAATCCCCGGACTTTGATACATTGGACACTGTTACAACTCCAATTAGATTTGTGGGGCAAGTGCAAGACATAATGGCCCACTTATCAAAATTAGAATTTCAAAAATAGGAGAGAATTAAATGAGCATGATAGAAAACGATGCGATACTAGAACAGTATTACGAACAGTTTATAGACCAGGGTCATACACTAGAAGATGCGGAACGATTAGCACGTCAGATGATGGAAAATCGTGCGGATCATGGGTATGAAGATTATAACACTATGGAGGATGAGTAATGTCTACAGAATGGGCTTCAGTACAACAGATAGTACAACGCTATCCGGGACATGCGGCGAAAGCAAAGCATTTCGGATACCTACAATCTGGAACTCCTTTCCACCAAGCGTTACATGAACACTACGAGCATGAAATGCCTTACGATATGGCTAAAGGTAGAGTGGGGGATCCTGATGAGTGGATTGAAGAAAGATTAGAAGATATAGGGTTCTTTGATAATCCTATCACAAGAGGGTATTAAATAGGTATTGACAGATACTTATAAGTAGTATATCCTTATTACATAAACTTTATTACAGAGAGGTGATATATGAAAGACTTAGTAGAAATCGAGTTTCAATACGACATAAAGGTGTCAGATCCTAAATACCGGGATGCAGTAGTGGTAGCCTTTTCGGAAATGCTACATGGTGGGGGATATCTTAATGATATGTATGAATATGCAGAAGAGTCCATCCACTAGCAGTCCGATAGAGAAGTCGTAGTTAAAATCATAGGAGAAGAATAGATGTGAAAATTACAGCTAGAATGATTGATGACTTTATACAAGGTGACATTGATAGAGCAATAGACCTACTAAGGGATCTAGCTAATGGTTCTTACACTGTTGATACATTGAAAGCAGATGTAGAAGAATCCGAAAGCACCCAGGGTGAGCTAGAAGACATTAGACGGTACGAAAACTTCCATAGAGGATAATAAATTATAAAAAGAAAGGAGAAGAACGATGGAAAATAATATAAGATTAGCAAACAAGTACACAAGAATAGATAAGGAAACCATAGTAAAAAATGGGGTAGAGCATGGATCATACCTTTCACCACAAACTCCAGTGGATGCTTACGCAATGCACAGAGTGATCGTAGACATTGCAATAATAAGCGATGGGGGAAACTTTAGTAAGGGTGCATCTATAGGTGATAATCTACACGGTGATGCAAGTATAGGCAGTGGGATAATAGAAGAATTCTTTAATTGGTTAGAACTTCGTCAAGGCGATTATAGCGGAGAAGGTTTAGATCCAGAGGTATTCACAGACTCCGGGTTTAAGTATAAATTATTAGGAACGTCTGAAGAGCAGGTAGTGGGAGTTATTGAACCTATACCGACAAGACAATTATCTGTAAACGAAAATGGGGTGGCTTAGAATGAAAGGTGATATAGATGGATGGGAGTGGATAAAGAAACAAAGACGTGATCCAGAACATGGAAGAAGATACCATAGAGAATACAACAGATTACCAACAGTAAAAGGACAACTCCTGGTATGGTTACTAAATGAAAGAAATGGGGATTTAGAACAATTGTATTCTGAGAACGAAAGCATACAATCATTATCATATGGATTAAAAGCAATAGTAGAGAAACATGGAACAGAACAATATAAAGAATACATAAGCAATGCAGTAGCAATACATCTAGCTACAGGTATCAAACAACTATATGATAATAACCACCTAGAGAAGTATCGATAATCAAAAGATACAAAGAACAAGTGTTTATACAAAAGTAGCTAGCATAAGTTGACACCATTACGATTCATTAGTGTATAGTCTTTTCACATTCACCTCGAATCGCAGGGGGTCGCAGAAATTGGTAGCTACAAGGATTTATAATTTATATATAATTAAGATCAAATTTGAAAAACGGAGGGTGTGAACTAGTTAAATAAGAAAACAAAATAAAGTTAGGGGAAGGGTCATCCGCTGAAAGGTGGGTGGCTCTTTTTTATTGGGAAGGGGGAAAGGGAGGAAGGGAAGGCCAGGAAGGGGAAAGGGGAAAGCAGGGAAGGGGAGCCGCTTGGGAAAGGGGGGTGCCGGTTAATAGGTGACCCAAAGTATCCGGGAAGGCCGGGAGGGGGCTGTACGGGCATTGTGGGAAGGGGGTTATGCATCCGGGGAAGGGGATCTAGCTAGGAAGGGGTAGGAAGGAAGGGGAAGGAACTGCTGGGAAGGGCGGGAACGGGAAGCTGGGAATGGGGGCTGCTTCAAGGGCTGTTTCCTTACGGTACCGGGGGGTGTTTTTGTGGGGGGCTGAAAATTACGGTATTCGTAACCTGGTAGAGCTATTTCGTAACCCTACCAGGAATTATGATCTAGTGTTATTTGCTTAATATTTTTCCTAGACAATCCATACATATAAATTGTCCATTATCAAAAAACCCGTTAGCTGGTAATGTGAATACTTTTTTACAGTCCCTACAAGTTTTTTTATCTATGTTATTCATTATGCTACACCTACCATATTATTAATTTTATTATCTTTCTTGGGTTGAGTTCCATGTATCAATAATGCAAAATCCTGGTTACTTGTAATTGCTAGCCGTTCATCATAATCAATTTCCAGATTTAATTCTTGTGCTTGCTCTATTGAATGCACCACTCTAGCGCTACGGATATATAATGAGTGAGTTTCGATTAAATCATCATGTTTGCCACCTACCGACGCAATTAATTTGAAATTATCCATATTTCCGGGTGTACACCAGTCATATACTTGTGACTCAACCCAATACTTGATAGATTTTGTATACGCATAAAATGTAATGTCTTGATATTCTGACGCTACAGAAACCCAGGCGTCAAAGTATGCTTGATTAAAAAAATCGCCACCTACATGGATACGGATCAGGTTCACATTCCGGGGCAATGTCTGAATTGATTTAGCTATTAAATCTACCATGCTATCTTTATCTAGTTTACGCAATAGATCGAAATTGTACCACCGTTGATCCCTAGTATTCTTATATACTGATTCAGTACTAGCGCTAAAGCATCTATACAATGAGTCTTTTCCATCTGTAATCTTGCCTGTAGTTTTATCCGCTTTAGATAGGCATTCATTAGCACCAGGACAACTGTAACCGCTTGGTAAGCTAAATGTATAACCTACGTAGTGATCTGACCAACTACTGATTTTTTTTAGTTTCCCATTGTTTGCCATAGGTGAGAATTTTAATAATTGTTGCATTGTGTTAACTCCTAAGTTCAATATGTATACATGGTAACATGATTTATATTAGTTTGTCAATATCAAATTGCCTGGATCCCTACTCAACTATTGAGTAGGGATCGCTATGATTGTATCTAATCTTATAACTTTTTCCGTTATTGCTAACTATTAATGGATATTTCCTGGCTTTAGGATTGTATCCTTTAACAACTATTTTCCCGGATAGTCTGGTATTAGGCATGTCTAGTACATCGCCCACCTTATAATCCGTATATCGTTCTAGATTAGTTTCGGTAGTTTTTAATTGTCCTTGAATATTTGCGTCTAATTTAATTGATACGCTATGTTCTGAAAATCGCATATTGCCTATTTCTATTACGATCCCCAGCTGTTCCGCTAGATCAGACAATGCGCCGTTTAATTCCTCTCGTAGTTCCCTTAGGTTAGTACTATTAAATTGTTCTAGTTTTTCCATGTCGTTTAAAACTCCTTTATTTAAGTTAACTAAATTGTACCATGAAATAAATTATGTTGTCAACACCTTATAGGAAAGGGATCAGGAAAGGGAACGGGAAAGGGAACGGGAAAGGGAACGGGAAAGGGAACGGGAAAGGGCCCGGGGCTG